GCCTCCTCCGAAACCCCATTTCTGGGGGAATGATTGCTACGTTAATTTAATTTAACGAAAGCATCTCTGCTGATCCAAGCGTTTTGTCGGATCAGTTTACCTCGTAGACCGGTGTTTCCCGCGTACCCCAAGGGGCTAACGTTAAGGAATCCTGGCCGTCGCAACTTATAGGCGTAAACAGCCGATTCGTCGTCCTCTTGTTCAAGCGGAAACCGCCTCACAAGAGTCGTGATTAGATAGCCACGATTAGGACAGAATCTAACGTCTGTAAGTTCGGAAGACCCAGCGATAAAAGCTGGGTCACCTTCCCAACAGAACGGCATCACAAAGGGACCCTTTTGGAGATCTTTGAGAAGCTGTTTGATATGCTTGCTGAACATACCACCAGTCACGCGCGCACTCCACCTCCGTAGGCGGTTGTGATAGCGAATGACCTCGTCCAATCCCTTAACGGGATTAACCTGGTAACAGGGTGTGACGTCTTCACCAAGAAAATAGTGTTTTCCACAACTCTCATAGAAAGGGCCATCCAAAAACGTCTTTTGGAGATTCGTCTTAAACCCAAGGAAACGCAGTATGCCAATTAAGGCAGGTGCAGCACCTTGAGATATTACGATATCATCCCCGAAGATCGCGATTGGTAAGTTACCAAAAGACATTGCATCATTAATTGAGCTGGTTAGAGCCCAGAAAATCAAAGACTCGAGTTCGAATGTGAAGGCGCAACCCATACTGCTGAATTTCTCCAGCTTAATGTGCTGTCCGTCTTTTAAAGTATGCGTAGAACGCAACTTACATAAGAAATCGAACCACGACTGAGGCAGTAGCAATTTGACAAGTTGAAAAGAGATAGTATCGCTCGCACTCTCTAAATCGATAGTAGCGAGACTCAGATTGAACGCACACTGCGCCAACTCCTGAGATCTGAGGTTTGACTTCAGGTCGATACCGCACCTTTTTAATCTACTGCGTATGTAAATGCCCACCCCCTGTTGGAGGAAAGCATTACCCGTACACTCTGCACCGATAGATCTATCGGTGTATGCGTTCTTAGGAACCGTTAGGAACCTATTGGACCGCTGAATGTCGAAACAGTCACCGAGCAGCGACATAGGACCGACGGGTTCACACCCGACGACCGACGCTGACCAGTGAATATCCCGCCGTAGAACCCACCTAAGAATAGGCAGGGCATATGGTGTAACAGAGATCACATTAGTCATCTTTTTGGATAACGGTGTACCCCTACGGAGATCCATAGTGGCTCCGTTAGACCACCTACAACCAGAGAGAGCTTTCTTCTTATTAAAAGGACCCAAACACGATTCTATTTTACGCTGGGCTGCTATAATAACAGCTGCGGGTGTAATGATAGATCCTGACGGCGATAACCCGATGGGGTCGCCGAGGAACGTACAATCACCAGAATGTAATCGTTTAAGTCTTTCGTTAGTGTGAAAACACGCTAACTCGGCAGCTGACCAGCTGCTGAGCGCCGCTTCTCGCCGAGACTGGGGCGTACTACCCGGAAGATCAGAGAACTTCCGAATGTAGTTATACGCTTGCCAATCAAGGGCGTAAGAAGAGGCGTCTGGCGATAGACGCGCGTCCGGAGGGCCCTCAAATTTGAGGGCTCTCAAGGGACCCATCCTTAAGGATGAGTTGAGCAGCGCGCGGGTATATAACGAGTTTACGCTACGGCAGAAATCATACCATCCGGTTATGATCGCATCCTTGTGGACGTCTACTGTACAGTGTGTCATTCAAGCTCCTAGATCAAAGACCTGGGTAGGCGAGAGTAGTGACAACAGAAGTGACTTGAGCGTTTTGGAGGAGAAGCGGAAACATTTTGGAAATGTTCTGCCTATCCAACAGAGCACCCGCCTCAGGGAGGGTAAAGTCACACGTAGCTCGCATCGTGTAGGCCAGCGTCGCCGAGGGGAGCACCCCCGAGACCGTTGAATTGGTAACGTTCGCGAGAACAGGTTCCCAAAGCTGTACCTTTACACGATAATTCCGACCATCAGCGTTCTGCCCGGCTGCGGGAGCAGCAGGACGTTGGATGGAGAGACTAGCTTTCCAGTAGCCCAACGCGTTAGACGCCGATTGGTCGACCCACCAGTAAACCTGGTTGGCGTCAATACCCATGGGAATAAACGTGTGATTAACGGGCGTTGCCGCCGCGTCAGCAATGACGATATTAGAAGCCATACAATCCTAAATTGTTGAAGAATTAACCTACTTCAGCAGTTGTCTCATTAGTGAGGCTGCGGAAAGTAAGCGACTACTACCGAGGTTTACGGAAATCCTCGGCGCTTGCGGAAACGGGAAAGTTGTCCCGGTTGTCCTATTAAATTGAATAATGCGTTCGAAACCACTGGCGGAGACGGATACTGTGTCTTTCGACCCAGAAATCGTTACGCCAGAGGTCCAAAACCTCAATTCTGAGTAGCAAATACTCTTAACGGACGTCCGGTAGATTAGCGCAGTTTCCAAGCTGCGCATGTACCCCGAGAAGTCGATAAACCAATCGACAACAAAACTTAAAGGAGTCAACTCATACGCAATCGAGAAAGGATTTAACGACGTCCACTTCGAAAAAGTGGGATCGAATCCTTGCTGCATAATCGCGGTGATAGTCCAACAAGCTTTCCCCTTAAGGGACTGCTGTGCTGGAATACCCTCGAAATTAGCTTTCGATTGAGCATTTAAAGAAACTGAACCACGCGCACGAAAACTCTGCAGCTTGCGCTGCTGAGAATTGATGATGTTACTAGCGACATCCCTGATGTCACTGCACAACGGCTTCCAGCCGTACGTGAATTCCAACCAACCATTCGCACCCAACTTGGAGACTTTGGATACTAATCCAGCGTTAACCGGAACGGGTCTGAATCGGGGGTAACGTAATTTAACGTCATTCTGCCAGTTTACGAGGGCGCGAGCGAACTCGCGGTTGTCCCGGAAACGGGTTTCGTAACTGCGTCGAGTCTTTGTAGACCCGACTTTACGTGCTAGAGCACGCAGCCACCCTTTCTTCATGTAGGTCATACCTTCTCTAAGGCGTTCAACAAGATTTAGCATCTTAAGAGTAGTCTTAGATTCTCCGACTGCTACGCTAAGGTCCAAGGACCCGCGTACCTTTTTGCCAAGGTTTTGTAAACACTGGTTATAGGCGCTATCACTAGCAGCTAGTATGGAGGGCGATGCCAAAGGTGGTGAGCCGATGACACCAGTCGTTAAGGTGGTCCAGAACGGGTTCTTTTGGAGGCGTGAGCCAACAAGTTCACCACGTTCGTAGAAATTGTAATTGAAAGCGTTTGGATCTCGAAAGTTACCTTTCTTGTTCTTAGGAGAAGCAGACAGGGAGCCCTGATAAGCAATCATGTCGACGACTGATATGCTAGGAGGGCCACCACTCGCAAAGGTTTGAACCGAGCGAGTTGACCTTTTCTTCTGAACAGAGAATCCTTCCATTTTCGATTACCCCTTTGGTTGAATGTTTCGACTGAAACCACCCCTGTCGGGGTGTCGGATCGCGAATCCGTTTCAATCCGAAGATGTCGGTCAGTGATGATCGATACGTCTCCGACGTAGAAAGCGAGTCCCCCAACCGAAAGGTTGG